TAAGCCATAACGGTGGTAGTACGTGGGCAACAATTATAGCTGATACCCCGAACACTGGGTCTTACCTATGGACCGTCACAGGGCCAGCGGTAGCAAACGCCAGGATACGATACTCAGGAGTGCAGAATACCGGGGTAACGGCGCAAACCACTAATTTTGCCATTGTAGCTCAAGCTACGACGATTATTACGGTAACTCCGCTTGTAGCGATAGTTCCACCAGGCATGACACGACAGTTTTCAGCAGTTGCCTACGACCAAGAGGGCGATCCAATGTTAGTGCAGCCGACCCTTGTGTGGAGTGTTACCGGTGGGGGGTCTATTAGCGCAGCAGGGCTATTCACGGCAGGAGCAACTGAGGGTGGGCCTTATGGCGCACATGCTACCGTAGGGGCTATTGTTGGTAGTGCAAGCGTTTCGGTAAAGAGATTTCGTAATCGTGGGGATGCGAAGTGCTATATCGGCGATGCTTGCGGAATTTAATGGTATTGACGAAGTTTTTCTATTATATTAGTATCTGATTGACTCCTTTCAGTGTCTCTCCTTCAAAGGCTTTCGGCCTGACCAACCGGAGGCCTTTTTTTTTGATTAAATGCGAATTAAATAATAAAATATTTGATTTTTCTTGTAAAATATGTTATATTAGATTTGAGGAGGAAAGATTATGGCAACGAAAGCTAAGAAGACACATACGCAAATCACTACCAGGGTTGATGTGGCTGTAAGGTTTCACGAGCTTCACAAGCGGTTGGCGAAAAACTTTAGCGGTAGTGGTTTTCTCGATGAGCTTCTCGACGTGTACGAAATGTCATTTTGCCCGGAATGCAGAAATACCTTAAAGTATCAACGTTGTAGTTGCAAAGCTCCGGAGTTAACCTAAGTGGTCATTTTCCGCGAAACCGAGCTATGCTTTGTCTGTAGCGGATCGGGCGAGAGTCGGAGCGGTCACGGGTCTTGTTTTTACTGTGGTGGTCGAGGAGAGATACCAATTCAAAAGGAGGAGAGAGATGACGGATCATACACATGCAGCGAAGGCAGCGAGAAGTCACACGGTTTACAAGATTAAGGACGGTTCAAGGGTTCCGGGAACAACTACCATTACCGGCATGCTCGACAAACCGGCTCTTAAAAAATGGTATTGGGAGATGGGCCAGAAGGGGATCGAGCTCGACAAGTACGTTGACGAGCTTGCGGCAATCGGAACTCTTGCGCATTACCTCATTGAGTGCCACTGCAAAGGCGTGAAGCCGGACCTTAGTGATGCGACACCTAACCAGATCAGCCTTGCCGAAAATTCCGCCCTTAAGTGGATGTTCTGGCAGGAATCCGTTGGGTTCAAGCCCGAAGCCAATGAGCTTATCTTGGTGTCGGAAAAGTACCGGTTCGGCGGCACAATTGACATCATCGGTACGATCAAAGATCGGCGAGTGCTTGTTGACATCAAAACGTCCAAAGGTATTTTCTCTGAGCACCGAACCCAGGTTGCAGGTGGATATAAGATTCTCGCTGACGAGAACGGGTTGAAAATCGACGACGTGATCATTACGCGGGTTGGTCGGAATGAAACAGAGAGTTTTCAACAGGTTGATATACCCTCAGACGAGGCTAAGGCCCATCAGAGGCTTTTTATTGCTCTACGAAAGGCTTATGATGCAAAACAAGCCGCAAGTAAGTTTGATAAATGGGGCAATTAAATTATGCGCAAGGTTTGTCGTAAATGTAACACCGAAAAGGATATTTTAGAATTCTATCGTCATTCTATAGAAAAGGATGGGCACACTTCGGTATGTAAGGATTGTATTAAGATTCAGGTAGTAAAATATGCAGCCAATAACAAAGAAAAGGTTAATTTAAGGGCAAGGAAATGGAGGCTGATAAACAAGGAGAGGGTTAGGTATTATTGGGATAATTTTGAATTGAAAAATAAAGAGAAACTTGCGGAACGCCACAAGTTATGGAGAAGAAAGAACATAATTAAAGCAAGGGTACATTCTACGGTAGGAAATTATGTTAGGCGTGGTGACATAATTAAAAGGCCTTGTGTGGTTTGCGGCGAAATAAAACGGGTTCATGGGCACCATAATGATTATAGTAAACCATTAGATATTGTATGGTTATGCCCGAAGCATCATATTTTTTTCCATAAAGATCAAGTTAATTTAACTTTTTAACAAGAAGGTGAATATGAATGAAGTTGACACTGAGGTAGCCGTAAAAGAAGCGGAGCGCAATGGATATGAACGTGGATACGAAGAAGCTGCTGGGAAGTCGCAACCGATTCGACGTTCGGTGAGTACCAAGAATTTTGACATTATTATGCTCGCCATCATGCAGAAGATGGGTAGCGCATCGAAAGATTCAAAAAACCCATATTTCTCTTCAACCTACGCCGACCTGAATTCAGTCAGGGAGACAATTCGATTGGCTATGTTCGATGCAGTGGAGTTTCTCCTTGTTCAGCAGTTCCCGGTGACGGATTACAGTAAGTGTATGTCTAAGCGGCAGGTGATCAAGAATAAGCAGGGAGATTATATCAAGGACATTGAAATTTCCGTTCCTTGTCTTACCGTGACCACTCGTCTTACCGATCCGAAGTCCGGGGAATGGCAGGAGTCAGACCTTTCGTGTTATCCGGCTGAAGACACGCCCCAGTCCATTGGTTCAGCGATTACTTACCTTCGTCGGTATTCGTTGATGCCGTTGTTCAACATTGCGCCGGCAGATGACGACGGAAACGCCGGAAGTGGTCGTGATCCGATGAACCAAGACCCTCACGGACAGCCGCCCAAGGTCCAGGGAGCCCCGAGAACAACCAGACCAGCAGCGGCAATGCCAGTGACCACAGCCAAAGCTCCCGAAGCTCCCAAGCAGCTTGCGCCCCCGACCAAGCCCACGGGACCGCGGCCTCTAACCGACGCCGAAAGGAAGCATTTGGGCTTGATCGACGGACAGCAATTCGATTCTCTCAAGGAATTGTGTAAGAAAAAGGGGGTTGATCCTAAGAAGTGGAAGATCTGGCTTACTGTGACCTACGGAATCACCACCATGGTAGAAATTAAGGCCTCGGAGTATTCCGGGGTAGTCGATGTCGTGACAACTCACCCGGAAAAAATCATGAACGTAAAAGAACCTACTCCGAGAGAGCCCGGAGCAGATCCCGAAGAGCCACTTCCTCAAGGCGGTGCGGTATGAATTCAATTTTTCTCATCGGGAGAGCAGGGAAAGACCCTGTTTGCAAGGAAGTCGGCCAGAATAACACCCTTATTGCGGAGTTCTCAGTAGCGACCTCAGAGCCCCCGCGTCAAAAGGGTGGTGAATGGACTACTACTTGGCATTCGGTGAAGTGCTTCAGCAAGACCGCCGAGAAGGTTAGGAATATGCTCAGGAAAGGAGATAACGTAGCCCTTGCTGGCAGGATCGAGGTTGAGTCTTGGGAAGACAAGGAAGGTAATAAAAAGTCACGTACCGTAGTTTTGGTGCGGTTTGACAGCGATATTGTTATTGAGCCCAGGTCCGAGAGTCGGCCGCAAGGCGATAACAACGCGGCATGGTAAGCGATGAGGGTAATTGTCAATAACGAGCAGGCCCGGAAGGAATTTGTTCGGAAGATCGAGCAGATTGACCTAAAAGGCCGGACTTTCACCGCTGAATTCAAGTTGTTTCGCCGACAGCGTTCTTTGAAGCAGAACCGTTTGATGTGGATGTGGTTGCACTGTATTAGTGACGAAACCGGGAACGACCCCGAGGACCTTCATGAATACTTTGGGAAGAAATACCTTCCGTGGATTTCTAAACAGGTGTTCGATGAAGAAGTTACAAGGAGACTCTCAACGACTCAGCTTGACAGTAAACAGTTCACAGAGTATCTTGATAGGATAAAGGCTGAGATGTTGAATCAAGGTATTTTTCTACCAGAGCCAGGTGAGCAAGCTTTTGATGATTTCTACGCGAGGTATAAGGTACGAGATGGAGGAACTTTTTTATGAGTCTTATGAGAGAAAACCACGGGCCTTGTGCCCGTGGATGAATCGAGTCATTAACCGTGATTCTTCTGATCCTCAATGTATCTTTTAACCATATCCTCTGAAATATGACCAACAGAATTATAATAAGTGCTATGACTCCACAACCCAGACCCCCAGTGGCCTTGCGGTGGCAGACTCAAGCCACGCCCCTTGTGGGCGTGGTAGTTGACGAGGCGGCACATGAAACGAATCATCCGAGTATTTCCGCGCCAAACTAAAGCGAGTCCCACGGATGCGCTGGCGTTCTTCGGTGGCCCACCTGCGTGTATCGAAGCGGATGAGGTTCATGTCTCCGTTTGCTTTACGTGGGACATTGAGCGGGCCGAGCGCATGGCAGAACAGTGGGCGGGTGTTGCGCCTGTTCAAATCGGAGGCCCGGCGTTCAATCAACCAAGCGCAGCTTTCGTGCCCGGTCAATATGTCGGTGCTGGATACGTGATAACGTCTCGCGGGTGTCCGAATCGGTGCTGGTTCTGTTCGGTTCACAAGCGCGAACCCAGCCTCCGTGAATTGCCGATAGTACCGGGTCATAATTTACTAGATGATAATATACTGGCGTGTTCGGATCGGCACGTTTCAGCGGTCTTTGATATGTTGGAAGGGCAGCGCGGGCCAAGAGGAGGCCGAAGGGTGGAGTTTACAGGCGGCCTTGAAGCGAAAGTCTTAAAAGAGTGGCATGTCGAACGGTTGGCGAAGATAAGGCCCGCTCAGATGTTTTTCGCGCTTGATACGCCTGATGACGAGGAGCCGCTCCGAAACGCCTCAAAATTATTACTGGCTTACGGATTCGAGCGCCATACTATGCGTTGTTATGTTTTAATTGGCTACCCGCGAGACACCTTTGATCAAGCGGAATCGCGGCTGCGCTTATGCGTAGCTCTCGGGTTTTTTCCTATGGCCATGCTTTGGCGCAACACCGAAGGCGTTACATCGCCAGAGTGGAGAGCATTTCAAAGATTATGGGCGCGGCCCGCAATAATTCATGCGCGGTTAAGGAACGGGAATGTGCCGCAGAAGAATATTGAAGGTGTGCCGGTACAGACAGCCAACACACCAAGTATGCAAGCGGGATAAACAAAAAGTCCCGCCAGCATACGTTGGTGGGACGTTGCACGCAATAAAAATTTAAAAAAGGTTTGATATTATGCCCGCTGAAACAAAATATTTTGAATGTCCGTTTTGCAAAGAACCAGACTTTGATCTTATTGGCCTAAAAAATCACTTTGAAAAAGGTTATTGCGATGTCTACAACGAAACGGACTTATTGATAATTCCGAGTTCCAGCGGGCAAGAATTAAGGAGTAAATTTTTACATGCTCCTAACAAATAAAGTATGCCACGCTGTGCCGTGCTGTTGCAACTCGAAGGAGCGACGGGTTCTATACCGGTTAGCGATCCCCGTCAGCAAACAGGCGGCACGGCATACTTTATCAGACGTTGCACGCAATACCGGGGCAACCAATTTATAGGCGCGCGCGGGAAAAGACAATGAAGACAGAAAAACTATCAGACACCATCACCATCATCAACGCGGACTGTTACACGTTGCTGGATGCGTGGCCGTCTGATGCGGCGATTGTCACCGATCCGCCGTATGGCATTTCATTGCCGACTAACTATGCTGCAACGCGGCGGGCGGCAGAGGCAAGGGATACGCGCCGCCATGCGTGGCCGTGCCAAGGAGAATAAAATGTATAAGGGTGATAGCCGGTACGCTGAAAACAAAATAGCTTGCTTTTAGTTTTCCGTTAATTATATTATTAGATGTACCCTTGTCGCGGGGGTACAGAATTGCAAAAAAGGTATAGAATGAATTATATTATCATCGACAACTGTTCGATCATAACCCCTGAAGGATGGGCTACTATACCAGCCCGAGCGACCCTTCAGGGGTTTTTCTATTTGTAGGGGGATAAGATGAAGCATTCTATTTGTGGGTTTAACCATGCGGCTCTCTTATTGAACTTTAAATGTGATTACGATGACGCTCAAATATTAAGCTGTATTGTTGGGTTTAGAGATACCGGAAAGATGAAAGAAATTACTGTTAATGAGAAAAAATATTTTTGGGTTTATTACCAATGGATTATTGAGCAGTTACCAGGATTACGGTGTAGGGATAAGCGTTCTTTAGCTCGCAGGATGGATAGATATGTTAATAACGGATTAATGGAAAAGCACGTTGAGCAGGGTAATAGTACTTATTATAGATTCATTGAAAAACAGCTAGAAATCCTTCAATCCTACCCCTGTGAAAAATTTGTTACCCCTGGACGTGAAAGTACAACCCCCCTGGACGTGAAAGTACAACCCCCTGGACGTGAAAGTACAACCCCCCTGGACGTGAAAGTACAACCCCCTGGACGTGAAAGTACAACCATAGATTCTTCTTTAATTATTAAAAGAAAGAAAGAAGATAAGAAGAAGGTATCTCCTCTTTTAAATGAATCAAACAACAAATACCTGCCACTATCAGAGTATCTCCTTAAAAAGATAAAAGATTCAGGCACAGATGCAGTTTTCAAAGAAAGTGACATTGGTAAGTGGAATAACCACTTCAGGCTCATAATCGAGCAGGATGGCCGATCTGAAGGTAGAATAAGGGCAAAAATTGATGAGGTTTTCGAAGATCAGTTTTGGAGCAAACAGATACGCAGCGCTGGAACTTTGCGTGAGAAGTGGAAATTAGGACGTTTGGATCGACTTGGAGAGAATAAGAAAACCGAAAACGATGATGAAGAAACCGCACCAGAAGCCCCTAAAACACCTTTTCAGCGATTCAAAGGCAACACGACCCTAACCGACTCCGAAGTGGTTCTGAGCTATCTGTATCGACAATGGGAGGCTATTTACGGGGATAAGGGATGGCGGGAGTACAATTTTCCTAGCGCGGATTCAACCACAGAAGCGCTTTACCGTGAAATTTGGGAAGTTTATCGAGGTATAAAGGACAAGAAGCAAGCTTTTGATGAGATTTTTAAGCGGTTTAAGATTACGCCAGATCAAACCGAAAGACATATTAATCACGTGGTAGGATCGAGCGTTGAAAATGAGGAATGGTGAACGAATACCACCCCAGGCGCTTGATGTAGAGCGCACGGTTTTAGGTTCAATTATGGCGGATCGAGCAGCGGCAGAGATTGCTTTTGGTATTCTATCGGAGAATTGCTTTTATCACGGAGCGAATCGGAAGATTTTTTTATGCATGCTTTCCCTTTTCGAGAAAAACGAACCTATTGACGTAGTATCGGTATCAAATAATCTGAAAATGAAATCTTGGTTGGATGAGGTAGGGAGTGATGGTTATTTAGCCGAAATAGTTGAGGCTATTGCGACTTCGGGAAATATTGAATACTATGCGAAAATCTTAAAGAATAAGGCTATTTTAAGGCATCTAATAGCTATAGCCGGAGAAATACATACTGAGTGCTTTGATGAGGAAACTGACCCTGAGAAGGCCTTAGAATGCGCGTCAAATAAGATTTTTGAAGTTGCTAATTCTCATGGGATAGCTTGCCCGATTTTTACCGCAACGGATATGGTGAGGAAGACCTATGATGAGATGGAAAGGGTTCATAGGGGCGGAAGAATTGGTGTTACGACGGGGTATCAAAGTTTAGACGATGTTATACTTGGGTTCTGTAGGCCGGATTTGATTATAATAGCCGGTAGACCCAGCTCAGGAAAGACGGCCGCGGCAATGAATATCATAACGCGCCAAACAGTCGTGCATAAAATTCCAATTTTGATTTTTACAATTGAAATGAGTCAAATAGGTCTTGGTCAGCGTGCGTTGTCGATCGAATCAGGCGTAGGTCTTTACAATATACGAAAAATGGATATGGGTAAAGAGAAACAGACCTTAGTGGCGGAAGCAGCGGGAAGGATAGCTGAAGCTCCGATATATGGTTGTGATGCTTCAGGGATAACTTTGAATCAAATACGGACAGTTTCAAGGCGAGCGATCAGGCAGTTTGGAATAGAGGTTATCTATATCGACCATACGAGGCTAATGGGGTCGAGACAACATAATCCGATCGACCGTATGACGGAAATTAGCCATGGGTTAAAAAACCTTGCGAAAGAATTAGATCGACCGATCGTTGCCTTGCATCAGATTTCACGGCCCCAGAAAGGTAAGAAGGTGGTTCCAAGGCCTCAGTTATCGGATTTACGCGATTCTGGGGCGGTTGAGGAAGACGCGGATATTGTTCTGTTTGTTCACCGGGATTTTATTTATTCAAAAAAAGAGGAAGACCGCCACAAGGCCGAAATAATTATCGGAAAACAGAGGAATGGTCCTTTGGGAGAAGTTGTGTTTAATTGGAATGCTGAATATACGAGATTCAGCGAATTGAAAACCCAACAAGAGGAGTGGTAATGGAACTACCTTGTATTTCTTTATGGCAACCCTGGTGCAGCGAAAAAGAAATACCGGGCTAACTTAGCTAAGGATGGCACATAATGCCGGTTTTTAAATCCTGCCATTTTTACATTAACCGAAGTCCTAAGAACTCCAAGTTTATTAACGAAATAATGCCGCTTAGGGATCTTCAGGTGAGTAAAATAATGTTCGATTCATTCGAGGATATGACGGTTGATAACGTGTATATTGATGATCGAAAAGAGCATAGGAATGTTATGAGGGATGTCTTGAAATCAACAGGGGCGCTGCAATGATACCGAAAAATCAGGTAGCATTTCCTAAGCCGTCACGAAAACCCAAGCCAATGCCGAAGTTGATAGCTCGGTTAGATATGATATTTTCTCAATTTATTCGGCTGAGGGATTCTGATAGTAGAGGGATGTGCCGATGTATCACATGCGGACGTTTTGGGAACTGGCAGGAAATGGATGCGGGTCATTTCGTTCAGCGGGACCGGAAGGCTACTCGCTTTAATGAGCAGAATGTCCATACTCAGTGTACCTGTTGTAATCGTTATCGGTCAGGGGAGCAATTTCTACATTCGCAGGCTATTGATCGTCTTTACGGACAAGGGGCTGCGGAGCTATTAAAGAACATTAGTATGGCGCGTGGGTCGAAAATAAATGCATGGTGGTTAGAGATAAAAATTGAAGAGTATAAGAAAAAAGTGAAAGAATTAAAGAAAAAGCTTGACTTGCCAATATGATTGGATATATAATTAAGATTATGGAATCAAGACACATTTTAATTCTAATGGCAGGAGCAACAGAAGGGCAGAGTAGGGGTATTGTGACGAGCGGATATTATCACGGAGTATTAGTGGCACTTTGGAACCAAGGAGTGACAAATGGCAACTTCGATCTTTGGTCTAGGCGAGTTGTTGATAATGGCGAAGCTCGCGGAGAGTGATCAAAAAGACGTTCTGAAGTACGAATACTTCAGCGGCTACGAAGGCAGGCAGAGAGTTCAATGGTCCTACGTTGATAAGCGAGGAAATTTCCATACCTCAATAAGTAGTGATTTGGAGACAGTCCGAGAGCAGGCGGAGCGGTACGGGTATTCTCGTGATATTTCAGCAGAGTACCAGCTATGAAGCTATTCCAAACTATTGCAAATGACGATTCGTGGGCTTATTGGGTTAAGCTTGGTGATCCTGTTTGGTATTGCCAGAGTGATTTTAGCGAGAAGGATATTCCCAAGGCGGCGGGGTTTTCTTTTCATGGAAAGAAAGATGATAGTGGGAAGTGGGTAGGAAAAAGGATTTGGTGGACAAGCGATAAAGACAAAGCCGCAAAATTAGTTGATTACGCGGCAGACCCGCAGGCAGGGTGGGCGAAAGAACTAAGTGCAAGAAAAATCCATGCCGCGACAAGTCTTGTAGGTTCTCGTCAGAGTGTTTCTTACAATGATCATCCGCACCCGGAGGGGCTTAATTATTTGCCATTTCAGAAAGCGGCAATAGATTATTGTTTAAGGTGTTTTGGGGAGATATAATGAAATTCATGGACACTAATTTGAAAGGAGGCCAAACCCCATGTTGTCGCGGTGTATTAATCGCTGACGACATGGGCTAAGGCCTCGGGAAAACAGTAGAAGCGATAGGTGTAATTAATAGTATTGGCTTGATTAAAACGGTTCTTGTAATTTGCCCTGCTACCCTGAAATTAAATTGGCTGAGAGAAATGGAGAAATGGTTGGTTCGGCCAATGAAAATAGGGATAGCGGACACAAAGACGGTTCCTATGCCGGAGAATGGGTACGATGTGGTGATTACAAATTACGAAGCAGTGGGAAAAACGAACAAGAGATTATCGTCGATTCAATGGGATATGATGATAATTGACGAAGCACACTATCTAAAAAATCAAAAAACCATTCGATATCAGTCTATTATGGGCACGGTGGTAGCGAAGAATGAAAGAGCAGTTTGCTATAATAGGATTCAGGCGCGAAGGAGAATTTTTACCACCGGTACACCAATAGTGAATTGTCCTTCGGAATTGTGGCCCTTAATTAGTGCAGTGGACCCGGAGAAATGGAACCAAAAAACGTTCTGGTATTTCCACAAAAGATATTGCAATGTGCAAGCTGGAAGATATGGAACTGATTTTAAAGGTGCGGCAAGCCCGGAACGCCTTGAGGAATTACAGGTAATCTTAAGGGAACGCTGCATGATTCGCCGGATGAAGAGTGAAGTTTTGACCGAGTTGCCGCCTAAGATTCGGCAGGTGGTGGAGTTAGAGTACGACGAAAATGATGGAGCAGTTAAGACCGCATTAGCGCATGAGAAAGAATATCAGGACAAAATAAACGACGACGAGGGCATGGCGGAGATGGCCGCTCAGGCCGAGCTTGCTAAGGCTACAGATAACGACGACGAATACAAAGCCGCGATAGAGCGCATGAGCAAGGCTAATTCGTACCGGTTCGAGGAAATGGCGAGAATACGGCATGAAACAGCGGTTGCGAAGATGCCTTATGCTATAGAGTACCTAAAAGAACAGCTCGAAGTGGTTCCGAAGGCTGTTGTTTTTTTTCATCACCATGAAGTAGGGTTGGCTTTTCAAAAAGCATGGCCACTGGAATCGGTTTTGATTTACGGCGAAGTGAGCCTGGAAGATCGACAGGCAGCAGTGGATCGGTTTCAAAGTGATCCTACATGCAGGCTCGCTATTGTATCCATAAAGGCCGGAGGATTAGGCATTACCCTCACGGCGGCTTCGCATGAGTATGTTATAGAGCTACCGTGGACGCCGGGGGATTTGAGTCAAGCCGAGGATCGATGTATATTAAAAGATTCTCTTGTTTTCTGTCTTCGCTCTGGTTATGTTAATAACATGAGCATGATAAAAATTCAAGACGTAAAGATTGGCGATAGTGTTTTAACGCATGAAGGACGCTATAAAGACGTGTCTGATGTAAGTAAGCACGAACACCGTGGAATGGTTACAAGAATAGAATACGTTGGGTGGCATGAACCACTGGCTTGTACTTTCGATCATAAAGTTTTTGTAAAAAGGAATGGTATCCCTCAGTGGTTGTGGGCATGTAATGTATTACCTTCTGACTCTATGGCGTTTCCAAAACATGCTTTTTATCATACCCTTGATTCTGTTAAAATCAAAGATGAGTGGAGGATATATAAAGAAGCAAAGAAGGAAGCAGTGTGTAGTATTAATGGTTGCTTAAATCCTATTGAAGCGCGTGGTATGTGCAGAATACATTACCGAGAGGTTTTAAATAAAAAAGAAAGGCCAATCGCTCCACCACAAATAAATAGCCGGTATGTAAGATTGCCTGACAATATCAAGATAACCGAAGACTGGCTGTATTTATTCGGATGGTTTGTCGCCGAAGGATTTTCTTCTATTGCCTCTGGAAAATCTAAGTTTGTATCTTTTTCAGGTCATGAGAAGGAAGAAAATGTTTTGTTAAAAATATCAAAAACACTTTTAACTTTAGGAATAAAATCTACAATTTATAGAAAAAAGAATTCTCATGGTGTTGAGATGAGGTCTTATTCTGGAGAGCTTGCATTATGGTTTCGTGATTGGTTTGGTCACATGGCTAAAAACAAAACGCTACCAACCGAAATTACAAGGCTTTGCCCTGAACAAGCTGCTATTTTCCTCAAAGGCTATACGGATGGAGATGGGTACCAAAGGGGAAATCAAGTAGAATGGGTAAGTGCAAGCCCTGTTCTTTGCTATCAAATATGTGAGTTGGCTATACGGGCAGGGTTTATTCCTACAATGAGAAGGGGTAGTTTAAAAAGCGGGAATCATTGGGTTGGTGGGTATACAAAATTTGGTAAGGGTAGCAATAAGAGGTTGAATGATCAGGATGAAAATTACATTTATCGTCCAATAAGAAGGGTCGAAACCAAAAATGAGAACGTAATGGTTTATGATTTAACTGTTGAAGAAGACCATTCTTTTACGGTTGGTTTTGCAACGGTTCATAATTGTCACAGAATAGGCCAGAAGGATGTAGTGAATGTATATCATCTTGTCTTAAGAGATTCTATTGATGTTAAGATGGCTAATACGATTATTTCTAAGCAGAAAATTATTGAGTCTGCTTTGGATAAAATAGCGGATCGGGAACCAGTGCTTCCGATGCGAGATTATGCAGCTTCTCATAACAGTAGCCGGAAGCAAATATTCGAAGTGGCGGCGAAATTAACCCAGGAGCAAATTGAGGTTATTCACGAAGGGCTTAAATATTTGGCCGGTAATGATATTGATTGGGCGCACGCAGTGAATGGAGTTGGATTTAGTAAGATCGATGCGAAGATAGGGCACTCATTGGCTGAATGTGATTATTTGAGTCCTAAGCAAGCCGCTATAGGTTCGAAGCTGATAAGAAAGTATCGTGGGCAAATACCCGAATTTTACGAAAAGATGTCTTGCAAAAAAGATGAGGAATGGTAAAATAAATGTAGACAACAAAGCTTATTTGATATATATTAGTATTTACACTATTTAAAGGAGGTTTTATGTTGTTTCAGCAGGGAGATGTTTTGATCGAATCTGCGGTTATCCCGGCATCGGCAAAGAAAAGTGCTGTTAATAAGTGCGGCGTTGTTTTAGCTGAAGGCGAAACCACAGGTCACGCGCACGTTATTACCGATGGTTCGGCAGCAATTCTTTTGGAGGATAACGATACCATGTATTTGCGCGTGATCAAGGAAACGACACTTACGCATGAGGAGCACAAAAAGATAACTATTCCGCCGGGAGAGTATTCTGTACGGAAGGTGCAGGAGTACGATCATTTTATGGAGGAGAGCCGTGAGGTGGTAGACTAATAATTTGCCGACTTAAAAGGGGTCAGTTGTGAATAAAATTAAAAGAACAGGGTCATTTGCCGGTGGTGGAATTACTGGCGCAGAAAAGGCGAGAATGTTGGATATTTCTGAAAAATGGAATAGGGTTGCATTGCAAACAGGAAAAACCGATAGGAAGAAATTAAAGGAGGCTATTTTAAAATTGTATAGGGTAGGTGGCTTGCCTGAGCCTAATGTAGTAATTGTTGATTCTCCGATAATTATGACTATGGCATATGGGTTATCTGCGGCGATTTGGTATTTAAGGAAGTATTTGATACAGGCGACCGACCAGGCGACCAGACAGGCGACCTATCAGGCGACCTATCAGGCGACCAGACAGGCGACCGACCAGGCGACCAGACAGGCGACCGACCAGGCGACCGACCAGGCGACCAGACAGGCGACCGACCAGGCGACCGACCAGGCGACCAGACAGGCGACCGACCAGGCGACCGACCAGGCGACCGACCAGGCGACCAGACAGGCGACCGACCAGGCGACCGACCAGGCGACCAGACAGGCGACCTATCAGGCGACCGACCAGGCGACCAGACAGGCGACCTATCAGGCGACCAGACAGGCGACCGACCAGGCGACCAGACAGGCGACCGACCAGGCGACCGACCAGGCGACCGACCAGGCGACCGACCAGGCGACCTATCAGGCGACCAGACAGGCGACCAGACAGGCGACCGACCAGGCGACCGACCAGGCGACCGACCAGGCGACCGATTTTATTAAGGTAATTTTGAATTTTTTACCAAGGAGGAATATTAATTTTGTTTTTGAATGTTGCAAAAGATGGTATAGTAATTATCAGGGCGGAAACTTGTGGGCTGCGTTTCCAGCTTGGGTAGAAGCTTGTAGAGACGTACTGTGTTTGAGTGATTTAAAATGTTGGGACGCTTGGCAGGCTTGGGAAGAATGTGCTTTGTACGGAGGGTTTAGGGTAATGCATGAAAAATTTTGTATCGTATGTGATTTCCCTGAAGTTAACAACACAAAGAAAGTCAATAATAAATATATTTTGCATTGTGAAAATGGTCCAGCTCAAAGGTGGAGAGACGGCCTTGAAACATACTTTTTGAACGGTGTTCAGGTAACAAAAGAAATAGTTATGACCCCGCCTGAAAAGATAGATTGTAATGTGCTTCTGACTGAAAAAAATGCAGAAGTGCGGCGAGAAATAGTGCGTAAGGTGGGAGTTGAAATTGTTTGTAATCGGCTTGGTGCAAAGAAAATAGACGAGGGTATTGACGATAGAGGGCAACCATGCGAATTGTTGAACCTGGATTTAGGGGAGGGTAGATTTCGACCTTACATAAAACTATTAAATCCTTCAATAGGAACATATCACATTGAGGGCGTACATCCTACTTGTAGAACAGTAAAAGAGGCGCTTGCGTGGAGGAACCAAAGCACAGAAAAACCAGTAGCACTAACATGAAATGTTTGAATCCAAGAGAATGTGAAGTTAAGAAGGGTAAGCTTTGTGAGGCGAGTATTAAAGGTTATTGTCCTTATCAGGAGATAAAGAAAGAAGATGTCCCGGAGAAAACAAGTCCCGATATCCGAAGCGAAGATGGTGTTTCTGACTATTCTCGCTGGTGATATTGAACCCCTACGATTCTACGAAAATTATTTGGCGGTGAAATCAGGGAACGGGAGATTAGAAGTCCCGGATTCTGAGATTGTTCGCTATGCTCTCCATAGGGCGTTTGAAGCCGACCGCAAGTCGTTATCAAAGCGAGATTATGATATTATGGCAGAGGCGAATGTTCCACTCACAAGGGGTAAGAAATGAATATTGAAGAGAAAACCAAGGTGATGCGGAAGTTTGGTAAGGCTTTGGGGAATGTGGTTTTTGTGGTGCATGTGAAATCGGGGGTTGCACGGGTGAAACTCGGGAAGAAAATCGTAGTCGTGAATTGTCCAGATCTGCCGGCAGCGGAGAGACTTGCCGATGGATTGAACCACGTTCTTAGAAGTAACCAGGAACAAACGGATTTGATTCTGGACCTGCTCGATAAGAAATGCGAACAGCTTACGCTGGAAACGATACTTTTTCCGAAGGAGGAGAAGGATGAGGCTACAGGACTTGGCGACCAGCCGGAAGGACCAATACTTGATACCGTTGGAGATGTTGGAGGAGGATGTGACACAACCGAGGCAGGACTTCAGCAACATACCGGACCTGGCGATATCGCTGTTCAACGCGAATCAGCTTGAGGCCTTAGAAGTTCGGTTAGTCGGCGATAAAGCGGTTATAACAAACGGAGCCCGTAGGTTCAGGGCGGCGAAGTACGTTAATGAGCACTTCGACGAGTGGTCGAAGCAGGGTGCTTATGGATACCGTTTCGACGCTCTTTTGTGCAAGGCAGAGCCGAAGAATCTGACCGCTGACGAAAGGCTTATGCACCAGATTCAGCAAGGAGGCGAGAACCTTGCGATACCCCTCAATGCAATTGAACTTGCCAAGGCCTACAAGAGGCTCATGGATGTAGGTTGGACCTTTGCCAAGATAGCTCAGAGGGTAGGTAAGAGCGCTCAGCAGGTATCTAACACCATGAGCCTTATCGAAGCCCCGAAAGAGCTGCAAGAAGCCGTTGAGAGTGGTCAGATGAGCGCGACGGCAGCGAGCAAGGCAACGAAATCTACGCCTGAGAAGCGGCAGAAGGCCGTGGACAAGGTTAAAGCCGGAGAGAAGGTCCAGGTCAAGGACGTATCTGAGTACGTTCCTTTGGGCTTGGATAAGGCCCGGAGGGTTATTCAGAAGGCGGACAACTTCAGGGCGGCGGCGAAGTCCAAGCTTGAAGAGGCCCGATGGAGTGGAATCGTTTATGGAATTCAGGTAGCCGTAGGGCTTCGTCCTGTTGAGTTTTAAGTATGGCAAAACGTCGGGTAACTTGCCACTGTAAACTACCACGGGCACAAGGCCCGTGGCTTTAAACAACAGGCATCGAGCAGGTATCGCAAGTATGCAACACCATCTCAATAGTACCCGGTTTTCTGGGGGATTTACTTCTCCCCGTATCTATCGAGTTCAACCCGATAGACATAGAACGTCCTGCAATGTTCTTGCTGGCGTTCCAATCCGCGTCTGCGGTGTAACCGCAGCTAATACATTTGAACAAAAAGCCGTCCCTGTTGGATTTGTCTATATGACCACATTTACTGCACATACGAGAAGTATTTTTGGGAGAAACAACCTCCACAGAAATACCTTTGGAAGCAGCCTTATAAGTCACACAAAATGTAAATTTTCCATAAGGCCACCGGTTAATTTTACTTCTAAGAGTTTTACCTTTGTTTTTAGATGCTTCTCGTATGTTAGACAAATCCTCAAGAACAATTTTTCTTGCACCAACAGAATCAGCCCAATTTATAAGTCTTTTAGAAGCAACATGCACCGCATGTTCAGTTACGGAAGCCTCGTGTCCCGACATCCTCTTCATGAGTTGTCGAGACGATCTGGTTCCAACTGCTTGTACTTTGGCTCTGGTTTTTCTGATGTTAGAAAGTTTATTGTTCAGATGATCAGCTTTATAAAACAGTTTATTGCCATTAGAGTCAGTCGCTACAAAAAGTCTTTTGATACCTTGATCCACCCCAACAATAACGCCTTGCGTTTTAGGTTCTGGTACATCAATCTCATAGGAGAGGTTAAAAAACCATTGCTTACCACGAAGAGATATTTTAGAATCTTTCCATTTCTCTGGAAGAGGTCTGGGATCATTAAATGTTATTTTATCCGCCCAAAGGGTGATTCCTTTTTGTTTGGATCGAGCAAAATCTCTTTTCCAAATGACAGGGATGGAAGATTTATTAAAAACAGCAAGACTCCATTTTTTATGCTTGGTTTTTTGAGCCATATAAGATGCAGTAACGGTTCTGAAAAGAGTACAGGTGAGCTGGGAAGGAAGGCTAAATTTTTCTCTTACCGTTCCATAATAGATTTTTGCAAGACGATTAGAATTAGTATCTTTTTGCTCATAGATTATTTTAGAGAGCCAATTACACGCATCAAGCCAATTTGGAAGGATTTGATCGGCCTTATGATTTCCGGTGAATTTAAGCTTAATGACTCTTATGACTTTCATACTATTAATTATACTCTGTTTTCCTTGAAAAGTCAACCTATTTAATTGGAGGACGCAATTCCTCCACGGGGACAAGCCCCGTGGTTTCCTTGCGTAAAAGATCATGAAAGGAAATGGGATATGGCAGGAGAATCTTTAGGGGTAATGGTGCAGGACCGTTGTAGTTGCGGAAAGCGGTTGATGAAGAACAAGAAGGGAAATGTTTGGTGCTCTGATTTGGAGTGTAATTTTCATATCCGGGACGGGAAGAGGGTAACACCGAAGGTGATCGATGATTTGAGTCGGGAATCGCAGGGCGGCAAAGAAATAGTTTGACTTAATCGATAAACTTGTATATATTATTAAGGTACTTTTGCCGTAAGGTGGAAATGTGAACCAAGCAGGCCACAAAAGAGACCCCGCAGACGGACTTACCGTATCTGAAAGAAATTTTTGCTATGCTTATTTGTTAAGTGGAGATCAGAGGAAGTCAGCAAAGCTTTCATTTAAGTGTAAAACAAATAAATATGCGGACCAAAAAGGATGGGAGATTTTAAAGCGACCCCAGGTTACTCAGTTTATTGCTAAATGCCGCCAGGAGATGATGGGCGGAACCGCAGCGGTTAATGAGCAAGGCAGAAAAATTATTGCAGAGCTTGCCCTTCTTTGTTTTTCCGATCCGAGGAATTACGTTGATGCTCTTGATCTTCCCGATGAAACCAAAAAGGCAATTAAGAAGCTTGGCCCCGAGGCTAAGGCTATTTCTGAAATAGAGGTAGAGGAGAGGACTGTAGGGGAGGGTAAGGAAGTTCAAAAGGTGCGGAAGGTAAGGTTTAGGTTTCATTCAAAGGTAACTGCCTTGCAATTACTTGGAAAGCACCACAGGTTGTATTCTGAGGATGCAGCGAAGCTGGTTAATCCTGTTGGTCCAGGAGTCTATGAGCTACCTGATAATGGTATGGGTCCAAAGATAGATGAATGAGCTTGTAATAGAGCGCCCTCAGGTTGGCCCGCAGGAGTGGTTTTGCGCCACAAGGGCGACGATAGCTATAGCGGGGGGTACTTTCTTCGGCGGGAAGTCTATTAGCCTACTCATGGAGGCAGGAAGAGGCGTAAAGCACCCCAAATATCGGGGTTCAATATTTCGAAGAACATATCCTCAAATTACCGATGCCGGTGGGCTTGCAGACATAGCCTCAAATATCTATCCTCAGATGGGTGCGGTTCCAACAAAGGATAGGTGCCTATGGACCTTTCCGAGCGGGGCTTTTATTAAGTTCAATCATATGCAGCACGACTCGGATATGGTGAATTACCGATCGTCTCAGTTCTGTTTTCTTGGGATAGATCAGGTGGAGGAGTTCCCCGAAGAGGCGTTTTTTTATCTTCGCGCCAGGAATAGGCCGACCCCAGGGTACACAGGGCCAGCATATTGTCGTTGCACATGCAATGCAGAGCCGGGTTGGCTTGCTGATCTAATTCAATGGTGGTGGAACCCCGATACAGGGTATCCAATCAAAGAGCGATCGGGGGTTATTAGGCACTTCATTCGAAAGGATGGAAGGATAATCTGGATTGATGAAAATTACGAAGAGGATGGGATAAAACCTATTTCATTTACCTTTATTCCTTCAACCGCAAAGGACAACCCAAAGGGCCTTAAGGCTGACCCGAATTACGAAAGCAACGTTGCTACTATGGATGCGGTGTCTGTTGAAAGGTATCTAAAAAACAACTGGAAAGTAAGCTATTCAGGTGGGATGTTTGAAGCATGGTGGTTTAAGAAGATCAAGATGTCTGATCTCCCGAAGGGAATTCGGAGGATGCGCTATTGGGATTTTGCCGCGACCGAGGGTAAGGATGGAAAAGACCCCGCATGGACCGCAGGTGTTAAATGTGGGGAATTCGCGGGAGACTTTTATATCATCGATGTGAAAAGATTTCGAGAGGCACCAGGCACCACCGAGAAGAGAGTAATTGAAACCGCAAAAGAAGACGGCCCCGATGTTGCCATTCGATGGGAAGAAGAGAAGGGGAGTGCGGGAAAGTTTACGGCTCATTTTTTAAGCGGAAAGCTTCTTGGCTTTGATGCCCAATCTGATCCGGTGTCAGGGGATAAGATTCTAAGAGCAAGGCCTTTGTCGGCAGCAGCTTCAAACGGAAGAGTATTTATCGTTGAAGGCCCATGGAATGACGCTTACACGAATGAAGCTACTGCATTTCGTGCTGAAGCCAGGTATAAGGACCAGATAGACGCAACTACAGGATGTATGAAGTGTCTTTGCACTGAGCGCAGAGTATGGCCTACCTTTTCGATTTCAAAGGCAATTCCTTTTGCGATAAACTGGGATCAGACCTCAACCTCAACATTTGTTTATGGCTGTTATTTTCAGAACCGAAGCAACACTGTTTATTTCTTAGCAGCCCTATGGGATACCATTGAAGGTAAGCTTTGGGTATACAAGGAGAAAAGGTATGAAGTCGTAATCCCTGAAGTAGTTTGTTATGATGCTATTAAGTCTATGAGATTAGATAAGATAGCCAATGTAAAAATTTTGGGCAATGAAGCCTTTATTTCTGAGTCAGGGAACAAGAGTACAAGTAGGGTAATAGGTAAGTGTTTCAAGGATAATGACTTACAGTGGAATCCAAGCATTCCGGTACTCTATGAGATGTATGGAGCCATTAATTATGCGAACGCTTTGTTTTCAACTGAGCCATCGAGTATAGAAGTTCATAAGACTCTTATTGAGGCAGTAGCCCATTTTGGGGGATGGGGATACAAGGATAGTGATAAAGCCCCTACCGATGGGTTTGAGTATGCTCAGTGTCTTTGCTTGATTGTAAGCGACCTTAGAAGGCAGATGGTGGCGAAGAAGAAGGAGTTTAAGATTCAGGATTACCATGAGAAGGAAGAACCAAAGAAGGAACGTGCGGTATGGCAGACGGCGTAGGTAGAAGAGTAGCCCTATGGATAGTGTGTTTTATGCATAAAGTGTCAAAAAATACGAAAGAAACACTTTTATTTTATACATAAAGGGGTGATTTATGGGAGGAATGCCTTCAGCATACGGGGGTGAGTGGAGGAAGCGGGCGGACGATGGCGCTTATGAGCGTTATCGCGAAAACCTTGATAAGGTTAATTGGAAGGACGATGCACCTATTCCTACGGAGTTGGCACCGATATCAAGGGCACCGGCAAGCTGTTCTATTTGCCTAAAGCGCGAAGGATGTCCCGATCAATGCGCAAATGATTCTCAGGCCTGTAGAGATCGGTTAGGGATATGAACCGACACATTGATATCGTACCGATAGCGCAGCCCCCGGTGCAGTACGTGATATTCAACGAGGAAGGCTGTCAAATGGCCGGTTACTGTCTCATAACAGCTAATATGAGGGAGTCTGCTTTAATCGGTTCTAAGCCGATTAGGGAAGCCGCTATTTGGCACATCTACGTTGACCCGATGTATCGAAGACTTGGCTTTGCAAAGAACCTTATAGCGGCCCTGAAGGTGAATTTCGATACAATTTTTACTCAAGGTCTAACCGGAGAGAGTAAGAGGTTGCTGAAGAGCACGGGATTTGAGAAGTCTTATCACGAAGGTCCAAAGATGTGGCGGTGGAAGAGGAATGCAGAACCAGCCAAATAAGGTTGCGGTCTTTAGTGGAAGGTACGACCCACCGCACCTTGGGCACCTAATCACTATTTTGAGTATCGCAGCTTTGTTCGGTAGGGTTATCGTTGTGATTCTGGATTACGAGGAACGCGAAGCATGTACCTCAGGGGAAGCGCAAAAGATATTTAATTCGGTATTCGACATGATTTTCCCCGGAGGTTTGAGAAGTAAGGTGGAGGTGGTGATTCATGATAAGCATTTTGGTAAAATTACTTTCGCTGAATATGACCTATTTCTTAGGAATATTGGGGTTTGTTACAACCATTGCACTTATCTATCAGGGAATCCTGAAGTATTGGCGAATATGGAAAGGCAACAGATAAAACATTCTGCTTTCCCGAGGAGTTACGACAAGTTTTATACTGGAACGGTTATTAGGGAGCGGTTGAGGTTTATTGATAAAGGTGACGTGAGTGTGTTGGAGGAATAGATGGATAAGTTCTACACTGCATTGTCCTCTTTGTTTCGAAGGTCTTTTAAGCAGTGGGCTATCATTGATAGTACCCTGGCTTATTTCGTCGCTACGGGTACACTTAAGGGCTGCAAGGAGGTTCACATTGCAGTTACGGGGGATACTGAAGCTTACCACTTCATGCAGCAACTTCATGAGTTTATAGCGAACGAACAAGTAATAGTTCATCACGTTGATGATATGAGGACACCGATCGAGGAGATGCCGGTGGATTGGGACAGGGACACATTGAAGTTCCCGGCGAACCTTGGGGAAGTTCTCGATAATTATAGTCCCCATTGGGGTGGCAAGTACAAGAGAACCCGTGAGTACCCGAAGAATTGTTTCTTTGACGAGGAACGAAGAAAGGGTGGCCATGAGTTTATCGCAAAGATGCTTGAATGTGGAGACAAGGTAGGAATAGTGGATAAGATGTTCCTTGGGTTTGGAAATGTTCTTGGATACGCCTTGTATGGGGATTTCCTTCCGAACGATAACGACATTGATATGTGTTTCCTTGATGGAATACCCCAGGAGCAGCGTCAGGCCTATTTGGATGAGTGTAAGGACGCAGGGTTGACTGAGAACAGGGAATGCGGACCTACGACTGTAGAGGGTAAGTATTCGTGGTTTTCGTCAGGCCCAAAGTCTCCTATGATTGAACACGGGGTTAAAAGCTGTAAATGGTTTTGGTTTGAGCACGGAGGCTATTATTGGCACTCAAAAGGCACGAACTGGATAGGCCACAGAGGGCTTAATAAGGAATTCCCAACAGCCAAGGGGATACCAACTACTATTTTCAATGGAGAGTTGAAGAAGGTGCAATTTGGCGATGTGGCGGTTCAGATACCAAAGAACATTGGCCAGTGTTTGGATTGGTGGTACCCTGGTTGGTTGATTAGGAAGAAGGAGCAGAGTGCAGAGAAGGCTATTTTGGTTATGCCAAAAGAGGAACGGCGGTATTGGTACATTGAGGTGAGGGAATGAGAACAGGAATTTGCGCAGTTATTAAGGATTGCCGAGAGATTTATTTAAGGGAGTGGGTTGAGTGGCACACTGCTCTTGGATTTGACAATTTTATTATCTACGACAACGGATCGGTAAAACCGATAAGAGAAACACTTTCTGAGTATAAAAATGTTCTTGTGTACAATTGGAATGAAAGGTACGCTCAGAAAGCTATCTATCGGGACTGCCTACAGAAACAGAAGGCCGGATGTTTACCGACATGCGATTGGCTTGCCTTCATCGATGACGACGAATTCATAATGGTGGAGAATAAAGAGAAATCGATAAAAGATATTATCGGGGGTTGCTACGGATCGGCACTTGCTCTGAATTGGTTGGTTTTCGGAGGGGCTAATGAGAAGAACGATACGCCCCAAGTAGATAAGCTGTTGAATCGGATTTCAGTAGGTCAGCAGCCGAACCACCATGTAAAATCAATAGTCCAGCCGAGAAGGGTAAAGGATTACCATACCCCCCATAATTTCTACGTGCAGGGAGGAAACACCGTTGATGTTTTTAATGAACCGATAATTGGGCCATTTACTGAGCACCCGACAGATAGGATTGCGTGGATAAATCATTATTGGGGAAGAAGCCCGGAGGAATTCAGAGAGAAATGTGCAAAGGGTAGAGTAGATATTCCGGGACTGCAGAGAGATTTTCAGGAGTATTTGGATATTCAGAGTTTAGCCTCGGTATTTGATGATCGAGCAAAACAGAGGAAGTATGAAAAAAATACATAGAGCAAACTATTGCCAGCAGAACGGGCTTATTGAAATCTTATTAAGGATGCCCTTTGAGTTTAGGGGGAGCGCGATGGCTGAGATAGGATCATTCTACGGTGAGTCGGCATGTATTTGGTCTTTATTCTTTAACCCTGTTTATTGTGTTGATGCATTTTTCCCTAATGAGGATGTTCACCAAACAGGGGATGAGGTCTATGATATCCCAGAGGATTTGAGCATGGTTTACGTTGATGCCGACCATAAATATAGTGCAGTGAAAGAAGACATTTTGGCGTATTGGCCAAAGGTCAAGATGAATGGGTTTATGTGCGGCCATGATTATGGTTTAAAAGACCCGAGAGGTGATGGGGTTAAACCAGCGGTTGATGAGATATTTGGAAGCCCGGATGTTGTTTTCGAAGATACAAGTTGGCTTGTGAAGAAAAGTCCAGGAAGGCTATAATGGAAAACCCCAAGGTTTCAGTTATCATCGTTACGTACGACAATTGGTTAATGTCTAAGCAGTGCTTTGATTTTTTGCAGTTTTGCACCGAGAAGGTTTCAAAAGAAATCGTGGTGGTCGATAATGGCTCTCCTCCTGAGATGATCGAGGAACTCAAGAAATATCCCGGTATCAGGTTTTTAAGGAACGATCACGGGAAGACTCATTTTGCTCAAGGGTGTAACAAGGGGGCTTTCTTCGCAGTTGGAAAGTATTTTTTATTTCTCAATAACGATACATTATTTACAGATGATTTTATTACCCCGATGATAGCTAATATGGATGATCCAAAGGTGGGGATAGTAGGAGCTAAGTGTATTTATCTTAATGGGACTATTCAGCATGCAGGGGTAGGGTTTAAAAAGAACGGATCACCAAGGCATGTTTATAAAAATTGGCCGGAAGATGCACCGGACGTGAATTTTAAGAAAGAGTTTCAGTCGGTGACAGCCGCATGTATGCTGGTTCGCAGGGAAGCCTATTATCAGGTTAACGGATTCGACGAAATATTTAAGACCGGCAAGGAAGATGTAGATTTTTGTTTGAAGGTTGGACAAGCGGGATGGAAGATTATTTATGAGCCCAAGGCTCGTATTATTCATTTTGAGCATAAGTCACCCGGAAGACATGACTTCGATGAATATAACAGGGCAATCTATTTGCAGCGTTGGGGCGGAAAAGTGAGAGAGGATATCAGTGTAATTAAGGCTTTGGGAAATGTAGTTAAGTAACCTCTTCAATATAAGATATTGTATTAAAAATAAAATAAATTGATTTTTAATCGCTTGAATGTTATATTATAGTTGAAATCCGTTTTCGAGCTTGGGAAGGCGCAGGAAGCGGATATCCTTGAAACGACAACATTGCGTCTTCCCAACGCTCTGGCCCTGTTAGGGCTGAAAATTAGTTCCTAACAGGGCTATTTTATTTTATGCAACCTAAAAAAGTGATACGTTGTCAAAGTAAAATTCATACCGAGCACCAGGGGAATATCTTGGCGGCGGTAGACGGTAATTCTCTTTTTCTTAAGTGTCCTGATCGTGGATGTCGAAGGTGGACGCGCTTGACGATTATTATACCGGGAATAAAGTTCAATTTATCCGAAGCAGGAATTGTCCAAGACGTTATGCCGGAAGACTACCATCTGCACCTCGAGCCCGCAACGGTTGTGGTAGGGAAGCGATGAATATTCTTAAGACATCATTGAAAGAACGCAGCAGTAATTCGGATGTCGGAATAACGACTATCACAGAGTTTGACAAGGCGTATTCGGTACAGAAGGCTGACTTTGATCGTGGTGCAAGAGCATGGCGAAGGTATTTTCCGATTGAATATGGGAAGTGGGACGCAGACGCCCTTAAGGTTCTTCAGGAGGAGTTTAGACATCCGGTTCAGTTTGATATTGTCGGCCCCAAAGTGGATACTCTTGCTGGTTCTCTTGTGTCTGATTTACCAGACCCTACGTGGAGTCCAGTTCAAGGACAGAAGGGGTTACTCACCGAAGCTATCGCGGAGTCATATTTTACCGACAAAGACCTTTACAATTTTGACGATGTTTTACTTAAGGTTTTTCGTGATGGTTTGGTGCATTGCGGTGACTGTGAACTCATAGAAGATTATCAATTTCACACCCCAAGGATTTCTTTGGTTCGGATCATGTACGGGTTTTTGGTTTGGGAGCCTTATTGGCTCACCGATGATGACCGTGATGCTGAAGTTTGTTATCGAGTAGCGTATATGAACGCCGCCAAGCTGATTAAGAAGTATCAACACGCCACAGATGAAATTCTTCGTGAGGCTAAGGCCTACAAGAAGGACATGAGCAACTACCAGCCTAACCCCACGGATAGACAGAAGCAGCTGGATGGTAGAGTCGGTGACGAATTCCAAGTAATCGAAAAGCATTTCCTTGAACATATAAGGACCACTAGGCTTCTTGGTCGTCAAGAAGGGGGAATGACGTGGATACCTTTTCCGATCGGGAAGGACCGAGCGTACCTTGAGGCTTTCGCAGAGATAAATCAGATCGATTGGACTACGGTAATTGAAGACACTTACGATGATAGAATTCATTACGTTACTACTGTAGTTCGAGAGCTGAGTAACGCCGAAATCCAAGTAGAGAAAAAGTCGAAGATTCAGGTCAATGGTCTTCCGTACTATCATTTCACGACTATGCGATACGGTGGAAAGAATCTTGGATACCCCGAGACAATGGAAGGTGTAGAAGACACGATCAATAAGCGGGAAAGCCTTGTGACTGAGCTTATTTCAAAGGCTAATGGTGGTTCGAGCTTGGTGAACGAAGAGCTTTTCCCGGACCCGAAAAAGCGCCAAGAGTGGACGAAGAAAAAGAACAAACCAGGGCATGCGGAATTTGTAAATCTCGATGGTGTCAAGAATACCATACAGAATATCGCGAACAATCAATATCCGAACGCGGTTATTGATCAAATAAACCGGATGTACGACAAGGTTTTGCCGTTGGTCTCCAGAGTTTCGGATGCTATGAATTCAGTAAGTAGTAGTGATTCGGGGGTTCTCTTTGAACGAAAGTTTCAAACAAACATGATTGCCAATACCCTAATAAATAGGGGAATGCGGCAATTTATTAATAATATTGCTGAAGGTTATTTCTACCAGTGGCAGATTACCTATGCAAACCATGAGCATGAAGTGGTTTTCAGGGACGGTAAGACTAGCGTAATTTTGAACCAGCGTGTTGGAGACATGGTTTACAATGACGTTAAGAGCGTTCCCCGATGTAGAGTAGTAATTGCCGAGAACACAAAGAGCCAGACGTACCAGATGCGGTGGAGAAGCGTTTGGAGTGAGATGTTGACCGCTATTCGGCCCGATGTAGCGCCGGCGCATTACATGCTCGCGCTCAAGAATTTCTTCGAAACTATTCAGGTAAACGATGAAGATAAGGCTCAAGTCAAAACCCTTAATGAATTGGTTATGATGATAGCTAGGCTGAATTTGATTTCTCAGGCTGCGAAGTTCCAGACAGACACTCAGAGCAGCACCTTGCAGGGTATGCAGGTTGATATGCAGATTCAGCAGATGATGAGCCAGCTTAACCAGCAGTTCGAGCAGCCGCAGCCGCAGGGCCACATGGAGCCCCAGGCAAGCCAGCAGATTCAGTACCCCCAACAAGGGGTTAATCCACAGCAAGAACCGGCTCCTCAGGGAGCCATTGAAAGTATGAATCCACCAACGGTTGAGGCGGTATCAGGTGGGATGCCAACAAATCCGGCAATGACCGGGGTATCTCAATGATAACAAACCCGCAAGACCAAAAGAAAGGATTTGAAAAATGAACTTTGCAACGGAGCAAGACAGGGTGAAAGCCTTAGAAGGGCTTGAAGAAACCCCCTCTAATTTATCGAAGTTGGAGGAGATTAGATCAGCGTCAATCGGTGCCGAACCGGCAAAAACAACCCCGGAAGGTACTGAGGCGGCGAAGCCTGTTGAAGAGAAGAAACCCGAAGGTGTTTCCGATGAAGTCTTTACGATTTCAAAGAAAGACTTACCCGAGGGCTACGATTCGATAGGTAAGGTTTTCAAGTCTTTAAAGGAATCACAAGAACTGATTGCTCGACAGCAGGGTTTTATTCGAGAAAAGCTTGGCGAATCAACGGCGCATACTCCCCAGGTTACCGAGGCGATTGCGCGCGCGGAGAAAGCTGAAGCTGAACTCGCAGCACTCAAAGGCAGTGCGACCCCACAGCAAGGGACATCGGTTAATATCGCGACGGTACAGGCTGAAATAGCCCGTATTGAGCAGAGACAGACCGAGCTTGATGCTCAGGCGGACAAAGACCCGGATATCGCTTTCACAAGTGATTACCAGAAGAAAATCCGGGAACTTTCGCGCATGCAGACCAAGAATCTTAATCTTTTGACGGCCCTCTACAATAAGGCTCAGACGGAGATTAGGGAAACGCGGACTGTTGCCGATGGGTACGTGCAGAGTTTCAAACAAAGCGAAGAAGAAGAAGTTGGAAAGAAGGCTCGTCAGGCGCTTTACGACGAGATTACTTCCGTGGACGTTCCTGAACTGAAGCTTTCAAAAAAAGCCGAAGAGGTGGAAGGTGAATACGTTAAGTGGCGTGCAGATATCGCCCTTGCGTACTTCGGAAGACCGGCGCAGACGAATGCGGAGTTGTTTACCGCTCTCGGACAGCTTCAACTTAAAAACCCTGACCTTTTGGCGAAATGCCAAATTGCCGGTATTAAGGCAGACCCAACGGAGGATGTCAAGAGATACATTTCATTATGTGAAATGCTTGATTTTCAACTTGGGTATCGGAAAGACCCGGTAACGGGCCAGACAATGCGGCTTATGAAGCAAGACCCGGTAACGGGCCAGCAGATTCCGCTTGTTCTTCCGAGTCTTAAGGCTGCGATTCAGCAGAAACGCCTTGAGGAAGGGCATTACGAAAAGCAACGCGATGGCGCGTTTCAACAGGGTGCTCAATCGGTAGCCGAGGCAGCGGCCAGACGCGACCAAGGGGCACTTGAACTTGATACCCATGGCGATCAAGGGCAAGTTGTAAATGACGGTAAGTGGGCGGTTGACGTTCTTACCGACACCGATGCCGAAGAGCAGGCCATGAGGGCATACCGTAAGGGTGACAAAGCTCCTATGGAAAAGATTCAAAAAGCAAGAAAGCTTTTGAATATGCCGCCAATTAGCTTCGATGAAGCCTAAACGCACATTGGATGCGTAGGAAACGAAAATTCACATTATTTGGAGGAACTATGATTTTTAAAATTCGTTTTCTACTCGCATACGTTTTTACGAGTTTGTTTGAGTCGGCCAAGGTTATACTTGGAAACCAGATCGGCGGTGTTGGGGTCACGGCCCCCACGGCGCTCCCCGCACAGAGCCAGAAGCTTGGGTTTGATTCCGAACTCAGGATGAAGTCTCTGTTGGAGGATATTTACACTGATTTGAAGGGCCTTTACAACACCGAAACCAAGAAGATGTCGAATGGAATTTACATGGAGATCAACGATGCGGCTTTGAGTAATTCGCATACCGCGACGATTACCATGAAGCTTCATTTGATGGGAGCCGGTGTGTTCGGTAACGCTGTTGCGATCGGGCATGAAGAGCTGCCCGTGACCAAAGCCGGGCTCATCTATCGGAACAACTGTAGGAAGGTTATTGCCAATCCCGAGTACGGTGTTCGCCAGTTGGACCAAGAGTATTTGAAGCTTCGCCAGGCCCACGTCGATGACCTTGGAACGTGGAACAAGGAAGAGGAGGGGCTTGAGATTCGACAGGCGCTCGTTGAGCAGTTCGGCGAGACCCTGAGACACGGCGACACGATTGCGCAGTGTATTCCTAACTTCAACGCGAACATTTTCGTTGCCGGTCTTACGCTCAGGGATTGCGTACCGGCCTTCAGCTCCAACCCGGCTACGTACACTTCGCGTATCGTTCAGAAGATTCTTCAGAGCGGCGGCGGGCACCTGGACCCGATTACCGCACAGACACTCAACCAGCCTAACCTTTCGAATCTGAGCAATCTGGCGATGGCAAAACGCATCAACACGCTCAAGATTCCCGGACTTCCGAGCGGGAAAGGGTACATTCTCACGATTTCTGAGCTTCAGGCGACGTACCTTGGCGACCCTGTTTGGTCCGCCAGGAACCTCGGAAGTCTATATATCGCCTTCAATCGTCTGAACGAAAAAGTTCAGAATTGGACCGGAGTTATCGGGGCGTACAAGGACATGGTCATCGTTGTTGACCCCCGGATGCCCACGCTTCTTCCCGCGGGTTCGAGCGCACCGTATTCCCTCGCCGCTGGGTACATGTATTGGGGTGACACGGACGGACGGAATCGTTCGCATGAGCACGTTCGGGATTGTTGCATTCTCCACGGTCAGGGCGCAGTTTGGAAGTGGTATCCGCAGAAGATCCATTTCATAGAGCAGTTGGACGACTACGATGCCATTAAGGGTATCGGCACCGCATGCGTCCGTGGGGTGGGTGCGATGATGTACGATCAGCAGACGCCGGGCACCGCGACTCAGGAGCAGTTCAGCTCCATTCTCGGGCTGTGTTCGCTGCCGGATTACGTTTAGCTAACGGCGAGCAAAACCGCCATATCTATTCACCATTGTCGGGGGAGACTAAAACCTCTCCCGGTGTAAATAAGGAGAAATAGTATGATTCGTGGTGGAATTAGTATCGACAAAGACCAGAGACAGCTTGAAATCGCACAGGAAAATGCGATCATGAAGGCGGGTAAGAAGTTTATTTCCCTCAGGCTGAAGGACTACACGAAAAACCGCATTCAAGGTGCGATAATTCTTCAGGGCATGCCGTATATCGATGCCATCACGAACATGCGGGCGTTTCAATTCGTCGAACGCGGGGGGCCGCTGGATTTTACTTTGGACGAGTTTAAAGGCGGGATGTACTGCAAGATGTACGACTGCGAACACAATCGGAAGTTTCTAGCTTCGGTGCTTTCTTACGATTTTTGGGAGATCGAAGATGAAGGGGTTTTGGCGGCGGTGAAAGACATGGCCGCTCAAATCGCAGCGCGGGTGATTGATAAACCCGCAGAGCAACCAAAGGAAGCGAAGTTGAGCGACGATGACCTTGAGATCGAGCTTGCGCGTCTTCAGTCGATTAAGGCCGGTAGGACGATAGCTAAGGGCGAATTGAACAAGAGGCCCTTACGTCCTCTTAAGCCCGAAGAGAAGCCCGAGGAAGTAGAGCAGCCCGGAGAACCTGGAACCGAGGAGAGTGCGGCCCCGGAGGTTCAGGACACGAAGAGTGAGGCAAAAGGACGGAAGAAGCGCGGATTAGTAACCATCGAAGATTAAGCGGATAGGACATCATGACCACAGAAGAACTTGTTGATGAGCTGGTTTCCAGGTTTAACGGGTGGAATCGCGGTGGTGATCATGGTGTCCTTAAATATCTGAATACCGCTCATGAAATCTTGATGGCTGCGGAGATGCAGCAGAATGTTATCTTCGATTCAACCACAGGAAATTTTCCACTTCTCAATACCACCCAGGGAGTTTTCAATTACTCAATGCCGGATGATGTTTGGCGGGTAGTTGGAATTCTTATTTCTATCGACCTTTGGAATCAACCACTTTTTGATTATGATTTGTTCGGCGGCGTTTACGATTACGGTATGTTTGGTTCGGGACTGAACAGACATATCGGGACTTCGTATAAGAATTCCATAGCTATAGGCGGAGCGCTTTATGCAAAGATTCCGTTTATTCGAACATGGGACAGAGTAAATGCTTTGACACCGGCAAGGTTGATGTGGACCAAAGACCCGTTGACGAGATCGGGTATATACTATCGCTACAGTTATAAAAGACCTACACAGATTATTAGTGAGAGTATTCAACCCGATATTCCTACACCGTGGGATTTTGATATTCTGATTCCTGCGACAGCTAAATTAATTGAGGGTGTACAGAGTGGAAATTATGATGAGGCTCGTCAGATATTGAGGAACGAGCTTAAACCGCTTTTGTGGAAGCAGATGAACTCAGGAGATCAGGGAGATATCGATATAGAACCAGTTGATCGAGGTTTTTAAATTAGGGGGTTATAATGGCAGGAACGTTAAGGCGTAGACAATCAAGAGCATGTACCGGGCGGTCATTTTCCATGTTAGGCACAGATGGCTACATGGCGCATTTGATGGACTTTGTGACGCGCCCTAATATTCATGGAGACACAAAGGCCATAACGAGCATAAATTTTGAAATAGGAAGCTTTTATCTTCCTAGTCATGGATATGTGACGGGACAAGCAGTGGTATTGACTGGAACTACTGCGCCTACGGGATTAGCGTTAACAACCAATATGGGATTTCCGTTAAATTGGACGGCGATTACCGAATACTGGATCATTAGAACAGATGGGGATAATTTTCAACTAGCGGCTTCGCATTATTTGTCGATGGTTGGGACAGCGCTTGTTTTTTCGAGCAATGGAACTAGCGTGAGCGTAACAGCGCTTGGAGGAGGGGCTAATTGGCACTTAATCGATGATTACTCGCGCCAGACCCCACAAACTGTAGCGTATACTGCCGTTGACGCTGGAACAGATAAGATAAACGCTGTTGCACACGGTTTTTCTCACATGCAAAGGGTTACTATAGCCTCTTCAGGGTCGCTTCCCTCCCCACTTGTCGCTGGAACCGCATATTGGATTATAAGGGTTGATGCAGATCATGTGCGGCTTGCACAAACCGAGGACTATGCCTTCTCCTTGACTGCAATTGATCTTACTACCCAGGGAAGCGGAAATCACACGATAACGACGAGTGAACATTTTATCATAGTTTCCGACACAGCGGCTCCCACGTGCAATGGGTACGACACCGCTGGTAGTGCATGGGAAAGTCCCACGGGAATGGCACCGAAATTTCTGAAGCTTGGATACCAAACCACCGAGAGCGGTTATGTTAGGATGCAGGGGTTGATTTGGTGGAACTCTACTACTCATGCTCCGTGGGGGTATTGGGTTGGCAGGAGAATGAATAGTTATGATAGTTCGGTTTTTGCTTACCAGTTTATTGGCGGGGATGAATTTCTTATGCAGGCGACGCAGCTAGGGGCTACATGGTATAGGATGTTTATCGACACATTTACGGCTATCTCTTCAAAACTTGAACCAATTAGCAATGTAGGTGTATTACAATCAGGGGTTACGGCGATAACAAGTACGGTTCTTCCGCTTGCCGCTGGACAAGAACTAGGTTTTACCGTCAATAAATTTTATTACCTCTATGACTTTGCGTCGCATTGCTGGATTAATTATGTTAAGGTTACCAATGTTGATACGTCGGCACATACGGTAACGGTGTTAGGGTGTACAAATAATTTTCCTTCCGGTGCGATTTTGACTCCTTATGCCCATAGGTATTATTTGTTTGGGCAAAGTTCCGACAATGGGATAAATATGTCAAGCTACAATCCGTATAGCTTTGGAGATACTTATTGTACGATACCGTACTATTCTTCGTACGATAATCAGGGGTATGTTTTTCATAATCAACAAGGCGCAATTTACGGACAAGCCGCATATACACAGACTACCGAATTAATCGACGCGGGTATACCTGACGATGAGGGTAATTACGATTGTGTTCGACATGCTATTAAAGAGGCATCATTTCCCAACATTAATAATCTTCCAAGTGGTATTAACAGGCTTTATGGTAAATCAAGTAATACATTAGAAACCCGTGTTGGGGCAATGGGCCTTATGGTTAATTATCGGACAATGCTTGGGGTTGATTATTTGTATTTTTTTGACATTGCCGCAGGTACTTACGCTGATATGATAACTTATTCCGAATCAGAGACGTAGGGGTTTATTATTTGTATGGGCTTAATGGCTGAAATCAGTATTGACGAAGTATATGGCGGAGAACTTGCGTTTGAGTCTCCCGTACTTCGTGAGCCATATTCGGCAGGGCAGATGTCTCAGGATATTGATTTCGAGGTACTGATAGGTAGCTTTACTTTTACCGGATATATCGAACGTTTAACCTATCGCTTAGGAGGTCTTGAGGAAACAGGTATTGGTGATGTGTTTCTTGCTGGTTTGTCGGGGGATACGCCGGTTTTGAGGGCTTCATATTTCATGGGAACAATAGCGGAGATATTTATTTCCGGTACGGAACCTAGGCCCGGCGATACTATGCATCTTATCGATTTTGTCGAAGACCTTAAGCCGGTGGCTAATTTTTCTGGATCACCAAGATGGGGATTGCGGCATGTTTCTGTTAAATTCACCAATTTAAGCGTAGGTAATATCTTAAGATATCTTTGGGCTTTTGGCGACGGATCAAACAGCAACGAGAAAAATCCTGTTCATAGTTATGTTCCCGGAATATATTCGGTTTTATTAAAAGCATGGTCATATACTCAAAACGATTGGGTATACAAGCAGAATTACATAGTAGTTCAAGATGCTACCATCGATTTTGTTGGCGATAACCTTTCGGGTCCTATTCCGTTAAGGGTTAGGTTCACACCGACCCTGAGTATTGTATGAGAAAAAATGTTGTACCAAGTACAGGGCAGAAGGATGTAAAGAACACTGAAGGGAAGATGAAGCCCGTTCAGTTTCAGAATTTTTCCCGTGGTACAATTCAAGACCCGCCGGCATCTGAAGTAGAAGAAGGTTTTGCTGATAGTCTCAACATTACGGCATTCCCTGGATTTTACGAAGGCAGACTTGGCAATAGGCTTTATACGAGCACTAGATTTCCGAGCATTTCAGGGAGGACCGGGTATTCGGCGTATAAGGTTGATGATACCGTTATTTCTCAAAGTGGAGACATTTTTTTGCCGACTGATCCCGGGAACTACTTTTGTTGGGGGGATGTTTACGAGCTTATTCTTGAGTATATTGACCCCCAGCATATAAGAGTAGAATCAAAGGATTTTTTTAGCACTAACATTTGCTCTATTATGGGTGCTCCTAATGTTTTTTTCTTTCATAAGAGCCTAAAGATATGGGTGCTAGTCCTTGGTAATGAAATTTATTTTGCCGACGAGGGGATTCCGTCTTGGAATAAGGTTTTAATTGTTTCCAAAGATCAATTATTTAATACCATTTCCGATTATTCTGAATATCTCGATAAAACCATTATTTTTAATGGCAACGGGATATTTAAAGCCGACATTTTACAATTCCCGATTGCGTATAGGGCAAATATTGACCCACCAAATGTAAGAATACTTTCGGTTCCTAATTTTGTTGGGGCTGCATCGAGGTATCGGTATCTTTATTCAGCCCAGAGAATTGCAAATGAGGGTGGAATTGTTAACCGGCAGACACCAAGTATAATCGATCTCGAAACAGGGACTAACGCGGTCGATGAAAACAATATTGATTACGGTGAGGTCTATACAAAGCATGTTATTTCTCCTCAGCACCCTTTTCCGGTGAGAACCCTATGGGTCCCTGAAGTACCGAATTCAAATCCAAAAGAATACCAGTGGCATTTTAGTCATTTTCCAGTATGGAGGACGCTTGATCTTGAGGCTTTGAATGTTTCGGATGTTACCCGAACCAAATATAATGATCCGAGTGTCTTTGTCTGGGTTGATGACGTTCGGATGTGCGCGGCCTTTTGGATATCGATTAGTGGGAATAAGGTTACCGCACTTAGGGGAACGTTTGAGGTGGCGGACGTTCATTCGGTACTTGAGCTTGACGATGGGCAGAGGTTCGAAATTGTAAAGTTTATTAGTTCGGTCGAGGTTGAGATTATTTCCGAGTATTATTATGGAAATCTTTCAATTGGTCTATGTGCGGCGGCAATAGGTAATGGGAGGGTTATTCGTGGGAGTGTAACAGGTGATGTTTTGACGGCAACACCGGGATACGCGGGTAGCTACTTTAATTCGAGTGACCTCCGGAAGACTATTTGGAACTCTGACGGGTACAGGCTTTATATTATCGAGATCATTAACCCTACTCAGGTGCGGGTTCATGTGAATAACGACCTTCCCTTACAGGGTTTTACGATGGGCCCGACGCATCGTAATTTCTATGATACGGTAACTGACGATATTTTGTTTGCAAGACTGGATTTTTATTCGTGCTATGCGCGATACCGGAAGGCTATACCTAATTGCAATGTAGGAAAGGTCATTCCGGGTTTTGTAATCGCTGCCATAAGGGGGCAAAAGGATATTTATTATCAGGATTTACAAGCCGAAACCGATTATTTGATAGGACAATATGTGCCTATTCAACTGAATAATGATGTCCAGGACGCAATAACCCTTTTTTGGGTTTTTTCCAATGTCTTGTCGGTGATTTGCGCAACGAGTACGTGGGGAGCGCAGCTTGGGGTTTCGAATTTTACCACACTCCCCGGTAGTGGTGAGTCTATAGCTCTTTTAACGGGCTTAACGACAGTGGACAAGAGTACCGGATGTCTTGATCCTGGAAGCGTGCAGGACATTGGAAGGGATACAATAGAGCTGATTACTAACGAGCCCGGAGGAGAGGCTTTGAGGCAGTTTAGCGGGATGACTTACAGTAGCGAGGATGTATTGACGGATTCCGGTATTGGTGGAAGGATCATAAAAGCCTTGAGAAAGACCAAAAGGCTTAGTGCGGCGATTTATGACGGAATAATTGGTTATGTTCTTTGGAGGAAAAATGCATGAATATCCAAGGAACCTTAACCAAGGGGATAGCTCCTGTAGAAATTGTTTTTTCGATCGTAGGGTCTATGGTAAAGCTTACTAAGTGGCTTTGGAATTTCGGTGACGGCTCTATTAGCTCAGAATTTGAGCCAAGGCATACCTATAGGGCACCGGGAATATATACCGTATCCTTGACGGCTTGGGATGAATACGGGAATGAATATTCGGCAATTAAGATAGATTATATCTACGTTTATGATTTTCCTCTAGGAAGTCTTCTCTCCGGGTACACTGATTTTTGTTTTAGGCATGCCGTAAAGCCTGCTCAGGGCCAAGGCATAGCCCCGGTTGGGGGTAAGTGGGTATGGCCCATGGTAGTAGCGGCTACGGCAAAGGGATACAGTAGAAATTATGAACATTTATCGCTTATAGTTGATGGTAGGGAAATGAGAATTTATCAGATCGGAATACCTGAATTGTGGACCGATAGAAATGGAACTTACGAGGAATCAGAGATACCGTGTGAGGTCATGTTACCGGAAATAGTTCCAAGGTTTGGGGAACAAGAGAATGTCAGGCACGTAGAAACGCATTCTTCCATGAGGTCGTGGGATGAAAAAAATTACAGAGGGAAAACAGGGTATACCGCTGACGGTTTTAGAAATTCTCAAGTGTTTAGCATTGAAGCTTACCAGGGCGGCGAACAGATTGTACCAACTACGAAACTTCAAAAAGTTGATAAGGATGGGGATTATGCTTTTTTGAAGGACGTTGAGGCAAAAAGATTTCAGCTAAAGTTAAAATATGCAACTTCGGCCTTTAGGACAACGAGGATAACGACGCATTTACAAGAGATTGATCATCGGACTCCGCCTCAATTTAATGATGTCCCGGAAAAACAGTGGCAAAAAGAACTCGCGATACCCGATATTTGGTTTTCAAGAAACAAGCCGTCGATGCTTACAAATCGAGCGGATGGTAAGACATGGGTTGGAGCGGGAACAGTCGTGGCGGGCCCAGATGGAAAAGCAACAACCGCTTTTAACTCTACCGGGATTTCGGGGATTACGGCTTATGCGATAGCGGATTTTATGGTTTCGGGTTGGCTTATTGGCGACGGAGGAATATATAGGGCGCAAGTAAATGGCGGCGGTACGGTAGTATTCGGCGTAACCGGTGATACTTTGTATTTTATTGACGGGACAGACACAATCAATGTAATACTTTCACCGGATGTTGGGTGGAGGCATGTTACCGTTATTCGTAGGGGAATTAATCTTGATGTTTACCAAAATGGGAAACTAAAAAGTACAACCCTATTAAGTGGAGTTAGGCCTTACGGCGGGAACACGGTTATTGGGAATGGTGGAATGTTTGATATTCGAAGAATACCAAGTGTGGTCAGTGCGGAAGCATTATATTATTATTATCAGAGTGTTTTAGATGGCGGTGGAGGGGTGCTACCATGAGCCATCGCAGAATGACAAGCTTGCCCTACCCGGACCCCGGCGAAAAAGACCAATCAAAGGTCAACCAGCAGTTGATGGATTGTATTAAGATTCTACAGACGTGGGATTCTGAAAAAGAAAAAAGAATTCAAGAACTTGAAAGAAAGGTAGGATAATATGCCTAGAGGAGCATTTCAGGCGGCAAAACACGTAAGCTTTGAAGATTCTTGGCTTGCGGCTCAAGGTAGTGACCACAAGGATTTCAAGGATTTGCGTAATGGTCAGGATTTTCGCCCGCAGGGTATTTACATTAACCAAAGTTCCGACCAGACCGAGGACGCGAATGGATATGCGACGGTTTACGGTTGGTTGTTTGGTGAGAATCACGGGTATATCGATGTTTGGAAGGTTCCCGTGAGGACTCCGGTTGCGTTGGCATTCAGGGCGATAAGGGCGTCAGGCACGACCGCACGGGGAATTCGTTTTATCAGTGAGGTATAGGCATGGGCCAATACGATTGGGTTGCCGATAAAAAGAAGGAAGCTATGGCAAAGAAACTTGCACAGCGAGGCTTGCCGAATTACCGGCAGCTTCCAATAAGCGAGCGGTACGGGGTTTCCTTTACCGGGTACGGATCTGACGGGAAGCTTAATCCAAAAGCGCCGGCAGGTATTGATATGGCCGGACAACCGCATGTATTCCATGAGGGAGAATTAAAGGCTGATATTCCCGA